CCCGGATCGTGTCCTGATCCTCGGTGACGATGGAAGTGGTGCCGACGGAGCCGGTCCGGCTCACTGCCGGGTTCCAATCGCCCTGGACGCTGCCGCCCAGATATTTCGTCTCTTCAAAATCCTTCTGCCAGCTGGCGGACAGATCCATGTTGTACTCCAGCAGGATCTGCTCCCCGCCGAAATCCACGATGGCCCGGTCGGTGCTGAGTCCCTCTCCGCCGTCGATCCACGCGGGGCGGCTGTCCGGGGTGATGTAGTCGCCGTTGACCGTCCGAAAAACCACCCTGTGGCCCCCGAAGGCGCCGATGGCCGGGTACGGATCCACATACTGCACGCCGAACTCCCCGCCGCTGACGATCAGCTCCGGTTTGTCGGCAGACAGCCGGTAGATGTCAATGACGTCGCCCTCCCCGGCGCCCTCCGGTTCCGGCGCGGTGATCAGGGCGATGTTTCGCGCGTTGTCCACGGTGATCTCCGCCGTTGGCATCACCGCCTGATGGTCCCACAGGACCGTGAATTCCTGCTCCGCAGCGGCGCTCTGGCCCAGACCGTCCTGCACCGTTGCCACCAGCCTGTAGGCCGCACCGTCGTCCAGCAGGCCGATCAGGTCCTCCTGATCGATGACGATGGGATCCTCCCCCATCTGTGAAAACAGCGCCACGGTCTCCCCGGCATAGCCCACGGATTCCACGCCGTCAGGCCGCTCCATGCGGTATTCCTCCGCACGCTCGATCACAAGCGTGGTGGTGCCGCCCGCCCCGGCTCCCGTGACGGTCACCGTCAGGGGCATGGCGGTCAGGGCTGTCACCGTCCGGGTGGTCTCATCCGGATCCGTGACGGTTTCCTCGCTCAGCGAGGTCTGCGAAATCGTACAGGTCAGCGGGTCGGCCACAGTGACGGACACCGGATCGCTCCACTCAGATCTGAGATCGTTGTCCCCGGTGACCCGCACCGCCAGCTGATGGACGGTTCCGGTCTGCCAGATACTCGTGTCGATGTCCGCGTGTTTCGCCGTTGTGACGGTCAGAAACGGCTCCCCGTAGGTCACCACAGGCGGATCATCCGTATCCTCCGCCGCCGTCACCGTGGCCTCGCAGATCTGTGCGTTTTTCTGGGCCGTGCCGTCGTTAGACAGATAGGTCCAGCTGAGCGTCAGGATCTCGCTGTCCGTGACCACTGCCTTTGACAGGCTCAGTGCCGGTGTCTGTGGCGCGGTGGAGAGATTGACGCTCACCGCGTCGCAGTAGGGCCCGTAGGTGATCTCTCCGTCCGTGAGCCGTCCGAGCCGCACCCGGAAATACCACTGTTTCCCCAGCGCCAGATCCGAGATCCGGAGCTTTGCCGCCTGGGAATTGTTGAGTACATAGGTGCTTGGCTGATCGGTGGACTCCCAGGCGTTGGGATTGTCACTCCAGCTGACCTCCGCCCGGTTGGCGGTGGTCCATTTCCAGCGCCATGTCAGGATCACCTCACCGGGTGTCTCGGAGATCTCCGCGGAGACCTGATCCGGCTCGGAGGGCACCGTGCCGCCCGTCCAGACTTTGGAGGACGTGGCGTTTGTATTGATCGTGTATTTGGTCGAGGATGTGCCGCTGATCTGCTTATAGGTGCCCTGGAACGCCTGCACGCCGAACTGGGTGCCGCTGAGATCCACCGCCTTGTCGCACTGCACCGTCACCTGAGAGGGCGTGGTGCCGTTGGGAATGATCCCGCAGACATAGTCCTCCACGCCCGAGGCCCGGAACCATACCGCCAGATGGGCGTCCGGGATCGCGGAATTGTTGGTGGCGGCCACGATCACCCGGTTGGTGCTGTCGCCGTCCATGGCCACGCTCAGGCCGCTGGGCGGGGTCAGCCGTCCCTTCCGGGCAAGCACCGACTCGCTGGCCCTCTGGTGGTTGTCGTGGCAGGCCACCACCTGCACCCACAGGCACTCGTCCAGGCCCACCACCGTGTCCACCATGATCTGGGCGGCGTCGTCGCCGGTGGTGTCCGCCAGAGTCGCCGCCGTGACCCAGCTGGCCCCGGAGGGACAGGTCAGGCCGTCGTCCTCCGGCGTGCCGATGTAGTACTGTACCAGCACCTGGTCAACAGGGTGCGCCGGAGACGCCGTCAATTTCCACTTAAGATACACCATCGTGGCCCCGGAGGAGGCGTAGACCGTCGTGGACAGGCTGTCCTCATAGATCTCCGGCCGGTTGGGCCATGCGTACACGTGCCTGGCATACCGCCACGCGGAATTTCCGCCCGCCCCTCTGGAGCGGATCCGCACAAATCTGGTGTAAGAGTCCGCCGCCAGCCTTTCGTTGTTCTCGGTAAACGTGACGGAACTGTTCCGGGATCCCGTCCCGGTGTCCCAGCCCAGCACGGTCGACGCCCATTTCTGGGCGGAGGCGCTTTCCTTCAGGTTCGACGCCTTGACCAGGATCGACTGCCACTGGGTGTTCACAAACGGCTTGTGATCCGTGTCGCCGACGGTGGTGTTCCAGGTGAACGTGGTCACGTTTTCGTGATCCTTGTCCCAGGACGGCGTCAGAGAGGGCCGCTCCGGAGCCAGGAAATCGAATGTGATCTCCTTCCAGGCGCTCCAGCTATACGTTGTCTCCGTGGTGGTGGATCCGGAGGTGACCGTGGTGGTCTTCCGTTTGCCCCGGACCTGTACCCGCAGCGTGGTCAGCCGTTTCGCCGTGGTGGGGTTGTATTTTGATGCGGTCAGGGAAAATGTCTTCGCCGTGGTCCCGGAGACCACCGAGGACTGGCTCCACTCGCCCTTGCCCATCAGGTTGGTGCGGTAGCGGACCTGCTGGCCCGCGCCGTAGTCCTTCCCGGCCACCTTCCACCCAACGGTGAATTTCAGGCCGTTTCGCACCAGTGTCAGCCCGGTTGGGGCCGAGGTGTTCCCGGTTTTGTTAACTGTTGCCATGCTATCACGCCATCCTCGTCTGTAGTTTTACCTGACGGACGAATTTGTCCGCCCATGCTGCGGGATCTTCCGCGCCGTCTACGGTAATGTACCAATTATTCACAGGCCCGCGTCCCACGGCCTGCCGGATGTCTTCCATCAGGGCCTCCCTGCCGTAGAGGATCTCGTCCCCGGTCTCCCCTGCGCCGAACAGGGTCGCGTTCTGGAACATATAGGGATCCTGCATGGCCTTGGCATACCACGATACACTGAACGACGGCAGCTCGCCCTGCCCGGCGATGCCGAAGGGGGCCTTGCCGCCGCTCACCGAGATGTGCGGCAGCTGCAGGTTGGAGAAGATCTTGCCGATGGAAAGCGGGAAGAATCCCTTGATCCCGTCCAGGATGCCGGAAATGGTGTCCTTTGCGCTCTGGATCGGCCCGGTGATGGCGCTTTTGATGCTGTCCCAGGCTCCGGAGGCGGTGGATTTCACCGTATCCCACGCGCTCGACAGCGCCGTTTTCAGGCTGTCGATGGGAGTCATCACCGCCGTTTTGATGCCGTCCCATGTGCTCGAGGCCGTGGACTTGAGGCTGTCCCAGACCCCGGTGATGTTGCTCTTGATATTGTTCCACGTGTTCTGGAGCGACGTCTTCGCGTTGTCAATGGCGCCGGTGATCGCGTTTTTGATGGCGGTCCAGATGGTGGACGCCGCCGATTTGATGGCGTTCCAGACGGTATTGCAGATGTTGGAGATGGCCCCCAGCACCGTGACCACGATGTCCTGAGCGCTCTCCCAGGCGCTTTCCCAGTCCCCGTGGAGGATCGCCGTCACCATGTCGATGAGATCCGTGATCACGGTCACCGCGTCCTCAAATGTCGACTGGATGGTGTTCCAGATGTCGTTGATCACCGTGCCGTCGGTCTGTGCCTCTGTGATCACCCACGCGATGACCTCCGCGATGGCCTCGATGGCCGCGCTCACAAGATCCGCCGCAGTCTGTACCACGTCTGTCACTCCGGCCCACACGTCGTCCCAGTCGGCGCCGGTGTCGTTGAGGGCGTCGGTAATGGTACCGAAGGCGTCCTCCAGAGAGTCAAACACCTGGGAGATCACGTCCCAGGCAAGCCCCACCGCGTCGCCGATGGCGGCCACAACATCCTGGAACGTGTTGCCAATGGCCTCGATGTCCAGGCCGGAAATAAAATCCCCCAGCGCTGTGGTGGCCTCGCCCAGTGTGTCGGTGATGGGGCTCAGGTCCGCCGTGGATACAAAGTCCCCGATTGAATCCATAAACCCGGACAGGCTGGGCAGCAGGTCGGCCATGAGGCTGGTCCCTACGCCCTGCAGGCTCGTTTTCATATCCTGCAGGCTGTCCTGATACTGGGCAGAGGCCGCCACCGCGTCCTCGCTCATGACGCCGCCCAGTTCGTGGACACGGTCGATCATGGCCTGCGTGTCCTCGCTGGAGGTGTTAAAGAGCGCGCCCAGCTCCGTGGCGCCCTTGCCGAGGAGGGTGGTTGCCAGAGCCGTCCGATCCGTGCCCTCCTCCATGTCCTGCAGGCCGGATATCACGGAGGTGAACAGATCCTCCGCGCTCATGGAGCTGACCTGGTCCATACTGAGGCCCAGCGCCTCAAACGCCGCGATCTGGTCGTCGCTGGCGTCCTGGCTCGCCGTGGCCAGCTTTTTGAACGTAGCCGACATGGAGTCCATGCTGGTGCCGGAGTGCTGGAGCACCGCCTCCCACTCCTGATAGAAGGTCGAGCTGACGCCCAGCTTCTGGGAGGCCTTGTCGATCTCATCGCCGTATTCGGCGGTTTTTCCCGCAGCGCCGACCAGTGCAGCGCCCACGCCCGCCACCGCTCCGGCCACCACGGCCGTGCCCTTGGCCAGGCTTTTGGCCATGGATCCACTGAATTTAGATCCGCTTTCCTTGCCCGCGGATTCGCCCGCGGTACCGGCGGCCCCGGTGAGCTGCTCGGTCAGGCTCTGCTGCGCCCCGTCCAGTACCGGGGTCACACTGATGGTAGCCTGTGCTACTTCTGGCATTTCTCTCTCCTCTTTTCCTCAAACCATGCCGCCAGATCCTCCGGCGGCAGCGCTCCGGAGCCGATCTTCGTTTCGTCCTCCGGGCCCTTCTGTTTCGGCCGCGGATAGGGCCGGATCTTCCTGGCGGGCTTTCTGCTGCCGATCGCCACCAGGTTGGCGTTGATCTGCGCCAGCATATCCCAGATGTCCGCCAGGATCGTGTTGGTCTTCGTGGCGGACGACCACGACCACACCTCCGGGCTGACCTCCCGCATCAGCGCGGAGTCCGGTCTCGGATAGCTCACCACCGCCCGCACGCTGTCCCAGCCGAGCGCCCCGCCGATGTCCCGGAGTCCGTGCCCGGTGGCGCTTAAAAGATCATAGTCCACCGCCTCACGGTGATCGCTGATGATCCTCGCGAGGCTCAGGATTCCCCCGCGCCGGTTCCTCCCATGGCGGCGGCGGCTTTCTTACTGGCGTCGCTCCACGCCAGCAGGACCTCCCGCCAGTTGCCGATGGTCAGCGTCTCCGCCACCTCCGGCCGGATGTATTTCTTAAAAAAATCGATGGCGCCCTCGTTGGTGTTCATCTGGGCCGCCTCGGTAAATGTCATGCTGGTCGCCAGCGGGATCTGGAAACTCTCCTCCCCGATGTTGAGTTTCAGGGTATCGTCCTCCCGTGGCTTGAGTGTAAATTCTGCCATTGTTTCTTCCTCCATGCGCGAAAACGGGGAGGTTTGCACCTCCCCGCCTGAATGTTTAATCGCTGAGACCGGCTTCCTTGATAAACTTCATGGAGCCGTCCAGCGCCGTGATGGTGGGCGTCCAGGTGATGGACGATCCGGGCGCGAAGGTCACGTTGTCCACCGCCGTGACCTGACCCTTTTTGCAGCCGATCATCAGCATGTCGTCGCCGTCCTTCATGATCCACAGATAGGCCTTCGGTGCTGGCAGATCCCCGGCGGACAGATCCACCGTGACGATCTTTCCGACGGAGGATGTGGCCGCGGTGACGGTCACGTTGTCCTCGCCCATGCAGAACTCCAGGCTCTCCTCGGTGGTGTCCATCAGGGGGCTCTGGATCGTCTCCACGTGCTCGGTCATGATGACCCTTTTGATCTCATTGGCCCAGTTTTTCAGATTCGTCACGCTTTTGCTCATGCCAAGCGTGATGCCCGCGTCCGTCACGTTGCCCGCCTTGGTCCAGGTGTTGGGGATCGCGGCGGAGGGAGTAGTGGGCAGGGCGGTGTCTGCCGGTGCCGTGTACAGCATGCCGGTGGACAGGCCAAGACCCAGATTGATGTCGTTAGATGCCATAGGTTAAACCTCCAATGCGTTTTTGTGCGCCACGACGCTCAGCCGTGCCGAGGCCATGGCCAGATCCGGCCGCACGGGGTCCACGCCCCAGCTGCCGGAAGAATTGACTGTTACGTGCCGCAGGGCGGTGGTCTGCTCCGCCGCCACGGCCCGGAGGACCGCCACGGCGGTGTTGAGGGTGTCCAGCGCTTCCGCCTGCCGCTCGGCCCGGGCGTCGATGACCACCTCGAACGTGTCCACCCGGTTCCGGTCCTGTCCGCCCACCTGGGTGACCAGGATGTTCGGCAGGTCATACTCCGCCGGGAGCGGGCGGCAGTAGGCGGAAAAACGATCCGACAGAGCCTGCCGGATCTCCTCCTCAATGTCGATGGATTTGTAGATGATCAATTAATACACCGCCTTACTGAGGATCTTGTTCTCCGCCTCTTCCCGGCTGGCGTCCTCGTCCGCGTACACATACGCCACCGGGCGGGTGACGCCGTAGGAGCCGTCCTGATACCGGGCCGCCTGGGTCATCTCCACCTCGAAGCCGCCGCTGCCCTCCAGATAGCTCTCGGCCCGGGCGGCGATGGCGTTGGCCGCGGACTCCACCTCGCCGGAAAGGCCCTGCAGACATTCCGCGAAACCCTCCGGTTTGAATTTGATCTCGATCTTCGTGCTCATCCGCGCCACCTCTGCAAATTGAGCTGCATATGGGCCAGCCGTCCGGCACCGGGCCAGAGGAGCGGATCGCCGTTGATGGTGTACAGGTTTCCCCGGTATTCGATCCGGTCACCGGCTCTGACGTCCGCGTCCTCGGGGGCGTAGACGGTCAGGCCGTCCATGATGCCCTCGATGCGTCCGTCCTGGCTGAGACTGGTGGAGGCGGGCTGGACGCTGCACCCCTCGATCTCCAGGCGGCTGACGTTTGCCCAGTCCGGCACCGCGGATCCCCGCTCGGTTTTGGTTCCGGGCCGGATCCGCACGATGCTCTGGGTCCAGAAGCTGATCAGGGGCATCTAAAACACCCCCTGCAGTTTGTATGGCTGCAGCAGCTCCTTGTTGGTGTCCTGCAGCGTGGTACTTTGGGCGGAGTTGATCCAGCTGGCGTTGTAGGTCACGCTGACGCCGCCGGAGGCCTCCGATGTGATCCCGGATGGTACGGCCACCGCGTGGGTGACCCTGTGAGCGATCAGCTCCCTGATTGGATCCATCAGTTCCTCCGGCAGGCCCGCGGTGTACTCCACCACCACCGGCGAATACCGCTTCAGGCCGTACAGTCCCACGTCGTAGACCCGGAGCGTACCGTTTACATCGCAGTCGCAGGTCTCATACTCTACGCCGCCCACGGTCACGCTCTCCACAGCGGAGACAAACCGGGCGGGCAGCTGGATCAGCAGATCCGGCCCCACCACGGTGACCCGCCGGTCATGGAGCGTGGCCCGGAACAGGCAGGCGGCCTCACCATAGAGGTGCCATCCCACATAGTTCCGGATGGCGGCAGAGGCGGCATTCAGTTCCGCCTCGATCCGGCTCTCCGACTCCCGGGCGTATTTGCTCCCGGTCAGGTCGTTGAAATCCCCCACCGTCAGCATGGGCGGCAGTGAGGTCTCCTCCGTCAGGGTGTAGCCCCACTGGGTCAGAAAACTCATTTCACCGCCGCCTTCCTCTGCTTGTTGGCGGGTCTGACCGCCTTGTTCTTCGGCGGCTCCGCCGCCTTTTCCCTGACTTCTCTGGCGCCTTCGGGCTGTTCGCCCTCCTCAAACTGCCAGAGCTTGCCGCCGATCTCGTAGATCTTCAGCATCGGTTTCACCGCCTCTCAGAATTGGGGAGGGCAAGAGCCCTCCCCTTGTTGATCAGGATGCCTTGGTGAGCTTCTTGAAGCCAGCGGGACGGCGCACGGCCAGAGCCAGCCGCTCCTCTGCCCGGATGGTCATCAGGTTCTTGACGAAGTCGTCCTCGTTGGTGTTGACGGCCTCCACGCTGACGCCGCCGTTGGTCACGACGGAGGCGCAGGTTTTGAATGCGCCTACCAGAATGGTGCCGGAGGCCACCGCGGCGGAGACGCACACGGGGATGCCCCACAGGTTGGGGATCGCCTGATCGCCGAAATATCCGCCGCCGTAGTACTGCAGGGAAGAATCCTTGCCCACCCGGAGGGTGTACCAATCGGCAGGATTGAGCACGATGGCGTCCGCGGCAAAGCCGGAGGAGGTCTGCACGTCCATGGCCGCCTGCAGGATCGCGTCGGCGATGCCGGAGGCGGTGGCGTTGGCGGCATAGGTGCCGGTCTGGATGCCGGAAGTGCCGGTCAGGTCGGTGACCAGCTTGTTCTGCTCCACCAGCCCCAGCTCATACAGGAGCCGTCCGTTGATGGCGCTGGCCAGGAAGGGATAGTCGCTGATGTACTCATCGGACTCCTTGATGTGGCAGGCCACCTTCGCAAGGGAGACGGTCTTGGGGGTGGGATCGGCAAAGTGGATCTGCGGCTTCTCCGCGCCCTCTGCGGTGACGGCAGGCGCGCCCTGGATGGCGCCCTCCACCAGATACACCAGGGTGGAGCCGGAGATAGTCTCCGCGCCGAACAGTTCACGGATCACCAGAGGCGTGCGGGCGGCAGTCACCACGTTCTTGTCGAAGGTGGTGGCGAAGTCCACCGCGGCGGCGGGAGAGGTCTGGGTGTCGGTAGCCGCCTTAAAGGCGGGAGCACTTACGTCAAAGCGCTTGCCTACCTGGGCGCCCTTCAGGGTCTCCACAAAATTCTCGCCCAGATTCCGGGCATTTTTCTTTTCCATAGGATTGTCCTCCTTCTCTTCGGTGCCGATCTCCTTGAGCAGCGCGGCCTTCTTCTCGGCCTGCCGGAGCTCGGCGGTTTTGGTCTCGATCTCCGCGGCCAGAGCCTCGCCTTCGGCGATGGCCTCCGCGTCGTTTGCCTCGATGCGCTCCTTCAGCGCGGCGAGGGCTTCCTTCTTGGCTGTCAGCTCTTCTTTCAGAGTCATGGTTCAGCCCTCCATTTCCTTGATATAGTTCAGCAGCTTCTCCTTCTTCGGATTGCTCCCCTCCGGCTCCTCCGGTGCCCCGTTGGCCGTCAAGTCGTCCTCTCCGTCCGGTTCCTCTGCTTCCTCAAGCTCCCCCAGGACTCCCTGCAGGAGCGTGATGGCCTGTCTGATCGCGTCCGCGTCCTTCTGGCTGTTCCGCCGACCCGCCTTGATCTCCGTCATCACGGCGTTCTGATTGGCCGGGATCGGCACGATGGACACCTCATAGAGCTCCAGCTTCCGGAGCTCGTTTGCCTTGGTGCCGTCCTCCAGCTCCACCGTCCCCGCATCCAGCACGTCATAGGCAAAGCTGAATTGGTACACCACGCCGGATTTTACCAGCGCCCGCTTCTCCTGTGCCAGCGGAGTATCAAAAAAGACCGCCTCCATCAGCGGTCCCTTCTCGGTGTCAACAATGGATGCCGGATCCACCGACCCGATGATCTGGTCAAGATCATGGTTCCAGCACAGCGGGAACGGATGTCCGCTCTCGGCCCGGGTCTTGATGGTGTCCGTAAAGGCCCCAGGCGCGATCACGTCGCCGTAGCTGTCCGGGATCCGGTCGTAGGTGGAAAAATATCCGCTGATGGTCCCGGCGTCCTCCGCCGATTTCAGCAGCGCGAAATTCTTATATTTTCTCTCCATGTTTCTCCGTCCTTTCTGGCGGGAATAGTATTTTTCGATCCCGTCGATGGTCTGCTGCGGGCGCTCGTCCCGCCGGGCCCTGGCCATGCACTCCTCATAGCCGGGATCCAGCTCCACAAACTCCGCACCGGCCTCCTCATACATCCGCAGATGCTCTCCGGTTGGTGTGGTGTGGATAATCCAGGACTCCGCGTCCTGCTGCGATATCGCAGCGGCGATGGCGCCCTCTCTCGCGTCAAATGCGGCCTGCTTGACAAGGCCCTCCGCCGCGTGGCTGTTTTCAGCGCCCAGCGCCTGGGCGATCAGGTCGTAGTCGATCCGCAGATCTCCCGCCGCCGCGTGCTCCCGCACATAGGTGGATTTCCCCGCGCAGGGCGGGCCTGTAACAACGTGTATCATGTCGGCCTCCTCACTCGATGGTGATGATGACTTCCGTAGAACAATTGCACCCGCAGGTGCTGTCCGGGTCTCCGTTTTCGTCCCCCGGCCAGTCGCAGCCGTTGGAAAATGGCTGATCGATGGGCACGGTCTCGCCGTTCATGGCTGCGTGCTCCGCTCTGGGGTTGTCCCCGGTGATCCACTGCTTCTCCACCCGTTTGTGGATGCCCTGCTGCCGGGCCTGTTCCGGCGCCTCGTGGATCATGGCCCAGCCCGCCAGCGCGGAGGCAAGGCTCCGCCCGAGCGCCTCAGCATCATGGCTCTCCCGCACGTCAAACACGTGGGCGGGCGTCAGATCGTCGTCGTCCATGTCCCGGAGCGCCGCCAGCAGCTTCTTCAGCGTGGCCTCGTTGATGGCCGCGGCCCGGCCCTCGCTCAGTTTCCGCACATAGTTCCGAATCTGATCGCTGTTCCACTCCGAGCCAATGGCCTTGGCGGCCTCTTTCCCGTGAGCGTCGGCGATGTTCCGGAGCACCGGCTCCAGATCGTCCGCCAGCTCCTCATCCCACCGGTCCGCGTCCCACCAGCTTTCGCGTCTCTTGGCACCGATCTTCGGCAGCACGGAATTGGCCTGCCGCTTCCAGAATTTTTTCAGCAGCGCCGTGACCTGTTCGTCCTCTTCCTTGGAGGATCTGGCCTTCAGGCGCACCGTCTCCGCTTTCGCCTTGACCTCCGGCTTTGCCGATGTTTCAACCACCGTCATGGGCTCCTGCGGGTCCATGTGCGTGTCCTGGGGGCTGGCCTGACCGCCCTCCGTGACGTTCAGCGGCGTGATCAGCTGATCCCCGCCCGGTACCGGGGGCAGATTATTGTCCGCTCTCGCCTCATTTCTCGTCATCCAGGGACCGCCGACAGACGCCTGCAGGATGGAGGCACGTTCCTCAAAGGATCCCTTCAGCTTCTCGGTCAGGTCAAATTCCACGTAGGTGTTTTCGTCCGCTCCCAGCATCGGCAGCAGAAATGAGTTGATCCGCTGCTGGAACATCTGGAGCACCGGGCCGAGACAGTCGGCGTAGAGCGCCCGGGCGTTGTCCTTGGCGCTGGCATAGGTCTGGGTGGTGGTGTGCCAGATCAGGGACGGGTTTACATGGTAGGCCGCCGCCACGTCCTCTCTCGACAGCTGTTTGGCCTCCGCGTACTGAGCCTGTTGGGCGTTAAAGCTGTACGGCTTGATCTCCATGCCGTCCTCCAGCAGGGGCATTTTGCCCGCGTTGGAGCCGTCCGCGCCCCACCCCTCCCGGAAGGCCTCCAGCCAGGATTTCCTTTGCTCATCCGTCCATGGGGTGATGTCCTTGGGCCTCGTGATGTAGGCGTTGAACCGCCCGGAAGAACTCCACACCTTTGTCCGGAACTTGTCCGCCTGGATCTGCTCGTTCAGGGTCTGCCGGAGCGCCGCCAGGGGCGTCTGGTATCCGGCGGGATTGCCCGGCGCGTAGAACCGGAACTGCACGAACTCGCTTCTGGGAATGTCGATATAATTCCCGGTCCCCGCCGTCACCCGGATTTTGTCCGGGGCATAGTTGGTCGTCCGCTCCGTGTCCGTGATCCACTCTCTGGGGATGATCCGGAGCTGCTTCCCGCCCGGCGCGTCCGGATCCGGCAGCTGCCACACCGTCGCAACGCCCATCAGCAGATACTCCACCGCCAAGGCGTTGACAAACTCATAGGCCGTCTGGTCAGCGTTGGGCCGGTAGAGCACCTGCGCCGCGGGGCTTGTCCTGTCCCGCTCCCGGTCGTTCTCGCCGTTTCTCCGGTAGACCTTCAGCGGCAGCTGGGCGATACTGTCCGCCAAAAAGGAGACCACCGCGTGGAGATTGGCCTGGGTGGCGTAGAGCTGCCTGGCGGTCAGCCCCTCCACCACCGGATTTTCCTCAGGCGTGATGGTCACATACACATTCTGCGGCCCGAACAGGTTCCGCAGTCTCTGAATTACTGCCATTTCTTCACCTCAATCACACAAACATCAGCGACGCCCCTCCGGCGTAGCTGGATTCGTAGATCGTCTTCTCACTCTTTTTCGCCGTCTGCGTGGCGGCCGCGTAGGCCAGGAAGGAGGCGATCAGGGGACTTGGATCGTCCGGGCTTTTCACCCGGTCCGGCAATTCCACGCCCCCGCCGAGGGATCTCAGCTGCATGGTCTTGGCAGGCGCGTCCAGTACCGGCTGGGGCAGATGATAGATCCGCCTGCCGCCCCGTTTGCTCTCGGGATCCCCGGCAGCCACGCCGTCCCAGAACCGGCCCCATCCTGCGGTCAGGTCTCCGCCCTCGATGGCCATCCGGTTGATGTTCTTCATGGAGCAGATCTGCTCCGCCAGACCAACCGCCGGACAGCCCCGGCCCTGGAAGGCCAGATTCATGGGGCCCTTTTCCTGCCGTTCCTCAAACCATTTGAGAGCCCATTCGGTGCCGATCTGCCGGGCCACCACCTCCACGTGGTACTGCCCGTCCTCCCGGAGCCCAGCCACGGCAATCGACGTCCACCTCCGGTTCTGGCTCAGGTCGATCCCAAAAAACAGCTCGCTCTCCGGCGCGATCCCGGAGGTTTCGTCCACACCGGCGTCCCATGCGCCTGTGGGGAACGGCTCCGGCAGGAGCGATTCCACCCACTGGCACAGGCATTCCGTCCGGAATACCCGCTCGGGATCCGTGGCGCAGGCGGAGGCCAGCGCCTTTTCCGTCAGGAATCCATATCCCAGCGACGGATTCGCCGCCGCCCATGCCTCCTTGTCGTGGATGTCGCAGCCCACCGGCGCAGACCACTCAAACAGGCCCAGCGCGTCGTCCACGTCCTCGGATCCCAGATCCTCCCGTTTTGCCGCGATCCCGTCCGGATCTCCCAGCTGAGCGTGGGCCTGCATCCGCAGGTGACGCAGTACCACCGATGAGACGTCCCCGGCGTTGGACACCGCCACCAGAATGGCCGACGGCCTCGCCAGCATGGTTTTGGAGATGGCGCTCCAGCCCTCCCAGTCGGTCTGCTCCCGCAGCTCATCGGCCAGGATCAGATCGGATGACCATCCGCGGGCCCGCCGGTTGGTGGCCACCACCTTCCATCGCTCCCCGCCTTTGAGGATGTATTCCCGCTTGCCCGCGCCCCGGAGGGCCTTGACAAACTCCTCCTCCAGCTCCGGCGTCTGCTCGATCAGCTCCACGGCCTCCTCAAAGGTGTCGTTTGCCTTGTCCAGGTTCTGGGCCGTGCCGATCACCAGTTTGGTCTGCAAGACGTAGTTAAAAAACAGGCCTAACAGCTTAAACCAGTAGGTCTTGCCGTTCTGCCTGCTCACCAGCACGACGATATAGCGAAATCTGAAATTCCAATCCTCCGGGAACGATCCGGTGATCTCCAGCGCGTGGATACTCAGCCACTGCTGCCACGGCAGGAGCGGCTGCCCCAGGCTCTGGCAGAACTCGATGAACATATAGCCCAGCGAAGTCTCCGGCGTCAGCTCTCTGAGCGGCGGCGTGAAGATTCTCGGCAGCTTGTGTCCCTTCATTCGCTGACCACCTTCAATTTCGCCCGCATCTCACTGAGCGACGATGTCTTTTCCGTCGTGGCGTTCCGGATCTCGTCGATTTCCGCCGTCACCTGGACGAACTGCCGGGACAGCGCGGCCACATCCCGGTCCGCCTCTGCACCCTCCAGCCGCCCCGCCAGCAGATCCCGCAGCTCGATCAGTGCCTTCAATCTGTCGCCGCTCTTCGCGGCTGTTTTTAACCGTCCCATAGCGGCCTCCCTTCGAAAAAATCCCTGTGAGTGAAGATGACTGCTAGGCTGGGGAACTCCGGCAAAATTTATTTTCCGAAGATTCGCTGGCCCCTGCCCCCCTAGCGGTCACTCGTCACCACACCCGGCTCCGCATTCCGATGATGTTGGTGCCATTCGTTCCATCTCCGCGCTGCCGGTTACATCGCCTGTGGGCCGCCTTGATGTTTGTCAAGTCGAGCTCAAGATCAGGCCGCAAATGGACAGGCTGCAGGTGGTCGGGCTCCCATGAATCCGGGGTACTCGACGCCGGGACAAAGTAATCAATCGGGCCGCCGCAAATGTGACAGGGGGCCCGGTCTTTTCTGTCCCGGTCCCACGCCAACCGCCTGACCCGCGGCCACTGGGCTGATCGTGCCATATCTCTGGACTCCCTCCCATCCTGTACCCCGGTCCCCCATGTTCCGGGGCGTGGTCTGTTCGCGGGGTACCCCTCCCCATCAAAAGGAATCCCCCTCTCCGGATGACCGGAGGGGGGGGGTAGGGTATATTTTTCTTATATCGTTGTACCACATTCAAAACTCAGGTTAACTCAGGTTTTTGTAGATTTCCCGGAAATCGTTCAGCGCCCGCCCGTGGAGCGCCCCACAGGTGTATGTGTAATTCTTGTCCAGCGCGTCAGCCACAGCCCACCAGGGCTCCGCCTCCACATAGTAGAGATCCAGGATGTCCTGGCTGATGGGGTTCTCTACCAGAGCAATCAGCCTGGACGCCTCTGCGATCAGCCGTTCCGCCCGCCGGATCTCCTCGCTGTACCGATCCACCTGGATGGCATAGGCCTCCGGAATATTGGAGATATTGGAGGACGCCACCGGTGTGCCGTCGCTCCCTGCCACGCCGGACGTTGCACTCTCCAGCGCCGCCTGTTTCTTTGCCCGCAGGATCGGCAGCCGTTCAACAGCCCGCCGGACGTTCCTAAGATATTGTTTCGCGTCCAATCGCATCCCTCCTTAACCGCTTCATCAGTGCAGGGCCATCCAGATCCGTGAGCACCTCGAACCACTGGCTCTGGAAGAACCTCTCACATTCCTCCACCGTGTGCGCCATGTCCCCCGCGATCCTGCCATGTGGTCTGCGGATCAGGTACCGCAGCGCCCTTTGGTAGTCCTCGGCCGCCATTCTCACGATCTCGTTGGCCAGCGCCTGATACGGGCTCATTTGCACCAGGCTCCTGTCCCACCGAAGCCCCGGTACCGCTCCGCGAACGGCTTCCAGATCTCTGGATCCACGAGCTGCTGCAGCTGTGCGTCATGTTTCTCGACTGTCCATGCCAGCTCAGCCCGGTGCCTGGTTCGCTCCTTGTATTTCATCTGGAAGGTCTCAGCCGAGAATTCCTGCGTGATGTTTTCCTCAAACTCCACCATCCTGGCTCGAAAATCGTTGAGTGCCCGCATACATCTGTCACGCCCGAATCCAAAACTGTCATGCAGCATCAGGAGCATCATCTCCTCGCTCATCTGCATAAAGCAGGCGGCACTGTTGTTTGCGGCTTTATTTACGGCCGCAAGCATCTGATCATATGGCACCATGTCCGGACGTTTGGACTTCTGCTTATTCCACGTCTGATTGACTCTCATGCAGTTTCTCCTCTCTTTTCTCGATCAGCCGCTTGAGGTAGAACTCCGCTTTCCGCAGATCCTCCAGGCCGTTTTTGAACGGATACCGCCAGATGTACTTGATGACCTGTCCGGTCAGATAGCCCTCATAGGCATCACGGCCAACGGTTGCCGCCCGGATGGCGTCAATGCACTCCACGCCGCCCTGCGTATAGTGCGGCGGGTGGTTTACCATGTCAGGCACGCTCGTCACCTCCGTTCAGCTCGTTCAGCTTCCAGACGATCCTATTTATGTCTATCTGTGCATCCACGGCGAGTTGGAGCAGATTATCCTCGACCTTGCCATTTGCCATCTCTCCCCAGATGGAATCAAGTAGGCCGTAAGCTATTGCAAGCCGCTCGACTTGTCTTCTCTTTTTAATCATCCCCGTTACCTCCATCCGGCGGTTCCAATCTTTTCAGGCGATTTTTCTCAGCCAGAATCATTGCCTCGAACTTCGTCATTTCTTCCGCACACTCTGCCGCCGTCCGGCTCATTCCCAGGATCTCCTTCGCACAGTAGGCAACGAAGGCTATCAGCGCACCTATCAAATTGGTAATTACAAGGCATTTAATCACCGTCTTCCACCTCCTCCGCCGGGCTTTGGAGCCAGTTGAGCCAGCATTCACGACAGCTATCATGTTTGCAGTCATAGCACTTTACCGCTGGAGGTTTCCCTCTGTTAAACCAATTTTGTCTCCATATAAACGCCGCCAGCTCCTCATCCGTCATGCTCCTGATGCGGTCGGCGTTGGTGGGTGGATTGGCCTTGAAATACGCCTCTTTTTCTGCGTGATACCGATCAATCGTTTCTGCGATAACATCATTTAGCTCTGGACTCAATGTCATCCCCGTCACCTCCGTCCATCAGTACCGCTCCGCTTCTTCTCTGGTCACGAAGAAGTGGATTCCCGGAGCGCATTCTTCCCACCTGTTTTCGTCAAACGGCGTTGTGGGCTGTACCGCTTCGCCGGGGCGGTACACAAAATCGGCATCATTCTGGCTTACAGCCTTGTCCACCTCGTTACCGTCTTTATCGTACAGCGCAAGCACCACCGCTTCTGACGCCCGGCATTTGCGCCCGGTCGCACTGGATCGCTTCGCCGTCTCCGGGATCAGCAGTTTTGCAATTACGCCATCCCGGCATTTCTTCCATCCGGTGAACGCTCCATCTGACGGGCAAGCGGTAGGCAGATACAGTCCCGTTGCCTCGTCCAGATGATGGGCGTAGCGCAGGTCGGCGTTGCACAGGTCGGCGTTGCGCAGGTTGGCGTAGCACAGGTCGGCGTTGCACAGGTCGGCGTTGCGCAGGTTGGCGTAGCACAGGTCGGCGTTGCACAGGTCGGCGTTGCGCAGGTCGGCGTTGCGCAGGTCGGCGTAGCGCAGGTTGGCGTTGCGCAGGTTGGCGTAGCGCAGGTCGGCGTTGCACAGGTTGGCGTAGCGCAGGTCGGCGTAGCACAGGTCGGCTCTCATATTCTCCCATCCGTCACAGTCCTCTCGGAGCCAGTGCAGATGATTTTCCAGCATTTGTTTCAGTTCGGCTTCTGTAATATTTCTCATTGTTTAGCCCTCCAAATTTAAGTCCATCTTCGCCCCGCACTGAGGGCAATAGTTCATCAGATTGTCCTGCGGAGTACCTTCAATTAGCGTCCACGGCTTCCCCCACACGGAACACTCCCATGTATCGTCATAGTCGGTGTATGGCGTTTCCTTCCACTCCCCCTGCTTCACCTCCACCACATCGGCGGCGGGGAGAGCCTTGATGTCCTCGTTAATATGGTGCATCGCCGTCTCTTCCCGGAGATTGGCGTATGGGTAGTGCGCCGCCATGATATCCCGGACTTGTTCCTTGGTGATGTACTCTGTCATGTCATGCCTCCTCAGGTGCGTCAGGCAGGGGCATCCACGCCCGCACAAATATTCTCATCGAGGAGTACGATTCTTCCATGTCCCCCGGATACCATGCGCCGCCCTCCTGATCCTCCCGGTATTGGGCTATGTCCACGCCGCTGTAGTTGTGGAACGCCGCAAGGACGTATTTGCTGTACCCATCTTCGTCTGTGTCCGGCAACCTCTCCTCCACGCTAATCCACGGCCCGGGGGTATCGTTCACGGCCTTCTCGATCCACGCCAGTTTCAGGCCGCCCTCTTTGTATCGCCGGTTGTATTCCTCAGTCAGAGATCTCATGACCTCAGATCTGGTTACTAAGTCATTCCGCATTTTCCACCGCCTCCTTGTCTATCACAACGACTAACTCGTTCTTGCCTTTGGCCGTGACCAGGTACACCTTTGCCTTGCACCACCTGTCCAGCAGCGTTGTGCTGGCCGTATAGTCAGACGAGTGGACGAACGTCAAACCATCCAGCACCCCGAAAGAGGCGAACTGATCAGCTGTGTCCTCGTCCTCGAAGACGTAGATCAGCGTCTTGCCGTCCCCGCAGGAGGAGATTAGGTTTGCAAATTCTTCAAAGGTCATCCTCTGCCGCCTCCTTTGCCTGTCTCAGAGTCCAGTATTCTTTTTCCGTGCCATCCGGCCGGATCAGGAAGTATGACGTGTGCATCCAGTAGCCTGACCGGTTGGCGTGTGGGATCGCCCGCTTCCGGGACTCGATCTTCAACTCGGTGCCATCCGCCACATACAGGAGCTCAGACTCTCCGTTGCTGTGGATCGTGTGGGCCGCCTTTTCCCATTTCAGCATGACTCCACCTCCCACATCTCCGGAAACAGCACCTGCGCCTGCGAGATGCTCAGCGGCACATCGTCAAACTCTTCGCCGTCTACTCCCACAAGCACGATGGTGCCCACCAGCGTCTCTCCCAAGAGCGTGCAGTTGTACGGCAGGCCCAGGAGCTTGCCCTCCTCATTGCAGATGATCAGGAGTTTCGTTGCCACCGGCAGCACCTCTATGTTCCCGTCCACCAGGGACTGGAGCGTCTTCAGCTCGTTCAGGCAGCTCACCATGAACGGCGGGTGGCCGGGGTGTTTCACCATGACGGTGATGATTGGTTTTTTCATGCGTCTCCCTCCTCCTTCTCCGCGCTGCTCATCAGCACATCCAGCGCCGTCGCCACGTCCCGAAATGTCGTGGCCTTTTGCTCAAAGTCCCAGCAATCCTGGAGCATATCCTGCAGATATTCCGTCTCGTTCTTTGTCAGGACCAGAGCCCCGTTGATTGTTTTAGCCATTGTTAGTCCCTCCTTGAAATCATGATCCCATCCCAGAAGGCAGCCTTCTTCACAGCCTCCTCGGCGGTCTCCGCCGTGTCCACCAGAATCCAGTCGCTCTCGACCCCCATCAGGACGTTCCGGCGGTTTGAAACCAATGTGTGCACCAGGTCCTCCACATGGACCTGTTTCTGTGTTGTTGATACTTCGATTGCTATTGCCATGAGTTCATTTGTCCTTTCTCATCCTGGAACCGTCCGTTTAAGGCATACCATCCGAGTGTTACCATTCCGGTCGGTCCGTGTCGGTTCTTCGCGATCTGGATCTCAAACGGTTGTTCTTGGCCCCCTGTTGGTTGTGTCTCCCAATACAGACCGGGACGATGCAGGAGGAGAATTGCATCCGCATCCTGTTCAATCGCGCCGCTGTCTCTCAGATCCGACATGGACGGCCGCTTGTCTGCCCGGCTCTCGCTCGTCCGGTTCAGCTGGGCAAGGCACAGCACAGGGATCTTCAGGGAACGGGCCATGCGCTTGAGATCGCCGGAAACCTTCGTGACTCGCTCGTAAATGGATTGGCCTTCGCCCTGGATCAGGCCCAGATAGTCGATCACCGCGAGCTCCGCTCCGCAGCTTCGGCACATGACCTCGATGTCGGCAACTGTCACACCGATTTTGTTTGACAGGGTCATCTGCCGTTTCCACAGCATCTCTGTCGTCTTTGCCAGCTTGTCCCCGTCCCCCTCTTGCAGCGTTCCATACAGGAGCCGCGTGATCCCGCAGCCGGAGATATTGGCGTACCGTCTGGCCATGATCTGTACCTCGCTCATTTCCAGAGAAACAAACAGGACCCTGTGCTTCTTGGATGCCAGATCTGCAGCGGTCAGGCCGAAGGATGTCTTCCCAACGCCCGGACGCGCCGCCACGATGTACAAGCCTTCCTTCACCATGCCGTTCCCGAGGATCTCATCAACGGACGGAAAGCCGGTAGTGACGGACAGACTCTCCCCGGCATTCGCCGCTGCCAGATGCTCCGCGAAGTGCTGCATGGCTTCTTCCTGGCTGATCAGTCCGCTGAAGCTGGATGTCGTCACCTGATCCAGCCCGGCTTTTGCCTCGCTGATCAGAGCGGCGGGATCCGCGTCCTGTTCCGCCAGCCGGTTGAACATGGCTTTCAGAGTCCGGGTCTGACCTTCCCGCTTCATTTGCTCCGCGTACGTACATACGTACGCAGCTGTCGGAACGGTGTCGACCAGCTGAGAGATCCATTCCTCGTTAATTCCTGCAGCGAGGACTGTGATCACGTCGATCGGCTTCCCTTCGTCCGCCATCCGGCACACAGCCCGGAAGAAGATCCTGCCCTGTTCCGTTTGGAAGTCCGACTCGGTCAGGATCGCGCGTACTTCGGGAAGGCACTCAGGATTGATCATAATGGAACCGATCACGCCATACTCAGCTGTCATGTGTCACCAAACTCCCTGTATACGATTTTACTCTCATCGATATCTGGGTCATACGTCCCGTATCTGCGCGCAGCGCCGCCGCCATCAGGGCGGTCGGGCGCAAGCGCAGCAGATTCATTCTCGATAGAGAATGAATCTAAAGATTCCTTCTCTATCTCATTCTCCCCCTCCCCCTTGTTATCGGAACCTTTTGCAGACCTTTCCTTAACCTTATTGGAACCTTTGCGTGACCTTGCGCCACCCTTACTCATTTTCCAGGCCGCATCCAGAACAGGCCGAATGAGGTCAAACGCAATAGCCACAGCGTCTGGGAGGGTCTCCATGTCCGGCTCTATTTCATAGAGAGCGTAGTCCACAACGATGTCGTACGCCTTGAGCCGGTCGGAGTTCTTTTTGATCCGTTTGAGCGCCTTCGCAAAACTTAAGTAAAAAGTGAATTGTTTTCGCATATTATCGCCCGCTAACCTCACTATTTGTTGTCCGGGTAATCTGAATTGTTGTAAATCTCCAGCCAGTCATCCAGGAACATCGTGACCTTCCATTTGTCTCGATATTTCGTCTTTTTCGGGTCGTGGTTCTTTCTGTGGATCACCACCGGGAATCCGTCTTTGAATTTCTCGGAGTCCCGGGTGGACTGATAAACAGCTTCGTCCAGGTTCAGAGCCTCCACCCGCTTGCATTCGATGTGGATGCCGGGCAGCCCCACCAGATCGGGGACCTCACCGAAGACGAATCCGCCCCGCTGGATGTCGTAACCGTACTGCCGGAGGAGGGCTGCCAGCTCCCGTTCACCGGCAGCCCCCTTCCTCTGTGAGCTCTTGCCCATCACGCTGTCTCATGCAGGATGTTTTCCATGTTGGAAATCAGCCCATGCAACGATTTCAGCGCCCGGTATTTTGCAATAAACGCATTCATGTCTGCCTTGGCCTGCTTCAGCAGGGCTTCGGCCATATCGACATCATCAAGCGCTTTGCGAGTGGCGACATATCCACCGTCAACATGGACGAATTGGCGGACCGTCGGCTCGTCATCTTCCTCCACGGTTATGTTTCGGATGATAAATCTGGCCTGCACCACTCGGTACTGTTCCGCGGCGATTGCGTCATCCCACTCGAACAGGCTGTGCAGCGGAGCGTCTTCCGGGCGGCTTTCGTTGACTACTTCCTGGGGATCCAGGATCCCGCCGTTCTTTTCAGCGATCCGGTTCAGTTCCTGCACCACATTTTCCGCAGAAACCGCCATCCCCCATTTGCTTTTGTAGACCATAAGTCTAACCTCCTATTTTGTATTTGGCTTTCCAAGCCTGCCGTGCCTAGTCTGGCCTTCCCTAGCCCCAACGTGCCTTGCCTGCCATACCCAGCCAAATCGAGCCGTGCCAAACCAAGCCTAGCCTGCCATACCGCGCCCCGACCAACACTGCCATACCTTGCCCCGGCCAGCCTTGCCTGCCGAGCCGTGCCTGAACAGACCTCACCCAACCGTGCCAAGCCCCGCCTTGCCAAGCCTGCCGCACCTTGCCGGACCTATCCGGGACAAACCGGGACTAACCACGCCTGCCAGACCGCGCCAGAACCTGACATACCATGACCCGCCAAACCTGCCGTGCCGAACCGAACCAGACCACGCCCCGCCTGCCACGGAGGGGCCGAAGCCCCTCGCATTATTCAACGTGGTACATACCGTTTGTGCCGCCCTTCTCAGGCCTCCACTCGCCGATGCCGCAGAAGAAGCCACCGGCGTTCATGATGTTCACCAGGTTCTCCAGGCTGAACTGGCTGTTTGCGTTGTAGCGCATCGTAATGTCCGCGCTCCAGTTCCGGAACTCGCCACGGTAGCGGATGTCCGCCGTGCCCATGCCGACCTTTACCATGTCCTCCCGCATGATCGGCGGGTTGCTCTTGATCTCCACAAAGCCGTTTTCGTCCGACTCGATGAACATTTCACCCTGGAGCTGAACCTTGTTCTTGCTCCATCCCTGCCGGTATGCTGCGGAGATGGCAGCCTGCTTGATGGCCGTGACGGGGAAGCCAAATCTGGCCCCGCCATCGATGGCGTCCTGGAATGCCTCCTCGGTATATGCCTCGGGCTTGCCTTCCAGCCAGTACATGGAATTGATGAAATCCTCCACCGGGTTCTTCAGATCCTTCTGCTTGCCCTTTTTCAGGCCCATCTGAGCCTCCAGCATCTGCCGCTTTGCTTTCTCGCTCCATGCGTGCATGATCAGCGGGGTGTCCCCCACCAGCCGGAGCTGAATGCGCTGGATGTTCAGCGGGCGGATCTCGATCGTGTCAGAAGTTTTTTTGATAGCCATGATATTGTCCCTCCATGCGCCGTGATCAGAACGGCAGATCCGCGTCAGCGGTGTCCAGCGTGGTGAAGGCATTGTCCTTGCCCTTGTACTCCTTCAAGGCGGGCACGGTGTAGGCCCCGTCCTCGATCTTCCGGACCGCCATGTTCTTGGCCACATAGGAGCGGGTCTTGATCTCCCCGTTGTTCGCCTGGTACTCTTCATAGCCGATCACCAGGCCGATCTTCTGCCGGAGGAGCTTCTGCTCGTCGAAGCCGGTCTCGACCATGTCGCCGAAGCTGGTGCCGTTGGACTCGTCCACCGCCTCGATGAAGCCCTTGAAGAAGCCCATGGCCGTTTCCTTGTAGCTCCGGATGAAGCTGCCGGGCCACCACTGCTTTCCGCCGCGCTCATAGACGCCCTCCCAGTACTTGGCGTAATCGCCGTCCAGAATGTCGTAATAGATCTTCAGGTATTCCTTATCCGGAAAATCCTCCACCTTGACGATCCGGCAGACATAGCCGCCGGCGGGAAGCCGGTCATAATCGCCGGTGATGGCCTTCGTGCTCTTGTAGTTGTTCAGCTTTTTCATGTTTTTAACCTCCGTAATATTCATTTTGCAGCCGAATCACTTCGGCGATGTCGTTGTCCATCGTGGCCGGGAGCATCTCCAGGGGAGACTTGGCCGTCGAGTTGTTCGCCTGGGTCTCGAAGATGTGCTTGCCGTCCACCGTCTTGGCCAGAAGCACCACCGGGAACTTGGATTCCAGCACGATCTTGTCGAGCTTCTTCCCGCTGGTCTTGACCCGTGTCCAGGTGTTTCCGTTGTCGTCGCGCTCGGTCTGGGTGTGTGCCAGAAATACCACCGTGATGTTGTCCCGCATGGTCAGCGCGTAGTTGATGATCCCGTAGACGGCCACCGCCAGATCCACCCACTTGTCGTAGCCCTTCTCGTTCATCCGGTTCATCTCATCGTCCACCATGATCCCGTTGATGGTGTCGATCACGATCACGCGGATGTCCTCCCGCTGCCCGTTGATCCCCTTCAGGATCTTGTAGACCATGCCCTTGTCGGACGTCCGGTAGTAGTTTTTCCTGTCCTCGCTGTACTGGGACTTCCATCCCCGCCAGCTCAGGCCCTTTTTGTCGCAGTCGATGTAGTAGGTTTCGTTCGGATCCAGGTTCCGCATGGCGGTGGTCTTCCCGGATCCGCTCTCACCCATCACGCAAATCAGATTCGCCATGATCGTCCTCCTCGATAATCAGCGGGCAGAACATACCCACCGTCATTTCGTGTTTGCCGGGCGTTGGCAGGTACTCGCCCGTCCTCCGGCACTGCCGCCTGGCGTAGGTCTCCATCAGCGGGCAGTAGTCACAGCAGACATTCCCTTCCGGGAAATACAGATCCACAACAGCCCGGGTATAGTGCAGTACTTGTCTAACCAACATAGTTCTCCGTCAACACCATCATCATCGGGATACAATCTTCGCAAAACAGAAGATCAGTCCCATCCGGCTGAAGGCTATGTTCTGACTTGATGGGGCAGCCGCATCTGTCGCAAAGTGGCAGACTGCGCTCGTACTTCTCGTCCAGGTCGTATTCCCGCTCTAGAATCGACAGAATATCAGGATAATCGGGCATTGACGTTCACCTCCGTTTTTGATATGATGTTCATAGGTTTCATTTCTCGTTTCCGCCCTTCGGTGTGCCACCACCGGGGGCGGATCTCTTTTTCGCGACGAAGAGCCGGTCGCCACGCTTCATGAGTGTCAGCGGTGCGCCCATCCGCTTGATCGCGTTGAAATATGCCTGCTACACGGATTTCACCGTCCTGCCCTCCGGGATCCGGATCTCTCCGGCTGCCGCCGAAGTTTCCAGGAAGTCCTTCAGATCTTCATATACGCCCTGCAGCTTCGTCTTTGCCACTGGGATATCTGACGGCCTGATCGGTTTAATCATTTGTTCTCACCCCCAATCCACACTCAGCCGGATGCCCTTCCGCTTCTTCTCCGGCGCTGCTGTCCTCTGGTGCTGGTTCACCAGGTCAAAAAACGCGTCCATCTGGCACGGTTTTTCCTGCTCCGCAACCTTCCGCTCCCGCTCAAGGAGCTCACGCTCCCGGTTCTGGAGCTCCGCCTGGAAGTCGAGCAGCTCTTTTTCCAGATTGTCCAGCTCCTGGATCCGCTTCCGGATCCGCGTCCATGCGGAGTTCAGGTCCTGCTC